TAATGATGTTTTAGCATATAAATATTTTCTTAAAATATTTTCAAACCTTTTAGAATCATCTATTCCTAATTCACTATAAATATTTCTTAAATTATAGAAATTGATATCAATTAAGTAGTCAATTTCATCTTTTATTATTTGTAATATTTCATCTGCGCTATACCCAATTAAATATAGAAATAGTAATAAACCACCTGCACTGGTACCTATATAATTCTTAAAGTTTCTTGAAATTTTTATTTCTTCTAAATATTTAAGTGACCCTATTAATGAAACTGCTTTTAATATTCCTCCACTTAGTGCTAAATTTAAATACATGAGGTTTATTTTTATTTAAATTTTTATATAATAATATTAAATAACTTTAAATAATGAAATCTAGTCAAATTAATATTTACGATTTATATAGAAACATAAATGAAGTTAAAGAAAAAAAACACACTTCTTACAATGAAGTATTAGCAATAATCCATGATAGAATTAAAAAATCATCATTAAAAGAAAAATATAAATTAGTTTATGAAGTTCCGGAATATTTATTTGGAATTCCGTCATATAATTTAAATAAATGTTTAGCATATATTATAAAAGAATTAAGAAGAAATGGATTTTTAGTTAAATATTATTTTCCTAAAATATTATATATTAGTTGGGATCCTGTTGAAATTACTAACTATAAAAAAGAGAAAAAATTATATACTAAAAAATTTAAAAATTTAAATAATCAAAAATTACAAATTTCAAATTCAGTTAATTCTAATAATAATTTTAAAGTAAAAAATAATTCTAATAATGATTTTGAAGTTAATAATAATATAGATGATTACTTTAAAAATCAAAATATTTTAGGAGAACCAACGACGACGCAGCATGCGAACAGTGTTTTCAAACCAATTTTAAATTATGATCCTAATACTATACCAACTTATAATTATTATGCCTATTCAACATTAAATAATAATTTAGTAAATGAGGATTTTTATGTAACCAATGGGAAGAATGAAGCTAATGAAGAAAGGGCGTATTTAAATACACCGAAACATTTACAAAAAGTCCAATTATTAAAAGATAAACGTGGTAAAGAAATAGAAACAGAAAATACATATCAAAAAGATATTTTAGATTATTATAATGAAAATGATGGGGAAACTCCGCAACCTTTTAAAAATTCAATAAAAAAACACAACTCTAACGGGAAATTTATATTAGATTTAAGTTAAAAAAAATTTAAGTTAAAAAAATTAAATCCAATATTTAGTTTTAATAAAAAATTTTATGTTATGTTTTTAATAATAAAAATATATATATTTATATTAAATATCAATGTATGCTAGTATTAACGAAGCATATGGAAAAGATTTAAAAAAGAAAAAATCCAAGAAGGATAAAAAAAAGAAAAAACAATCAGCATGCCATTATTATGCTCAGAGATACGCCAAATCTAAAAGTGAAGGCGGGGATGTTAATATTGGGGGATTAGATAATAGTGATATGTTCTCTAAGTATGACAAAAATGCTCCAAACAAACCAAATGATTTATATGAAAAGCGCGAAGACTTTATTAAAGCAAATAAAGATAGTTTAGATGATTGCGATATTGAAGAAGAGCAAGATTATTTTGAAAAATTATATGCTGAACATGACTTTAGACCTATGATGAGTAGAAATGGTGATAATTTAATGAATGTTGAACCAACCCAATACGAAGAAGTTAAATATGATAACACTATTAAAAGAAGTATTGATTCAAATTTGAATTTAGATTTAAATTATAATCCTTCATATGATAGCGATGACGATAATGAAAGTGTATCAACTAGTTTAGAAGCCAAAGCAGGAACCGTTATCGGGACTTCAACAAATCTTAAAGAAGGAAGCAAAGTTGTACCAAAAGAAAAAGAAAAAGAAGTTTCTAGTACTGGTGCTAAACCAGAATATGAATCTGATAAAAATTATATGGATTTGGGATTATATTTAATTAGTGGAATTTTATTAATTTTTATTTTGGAACAATTCGTTCAAATTGGGTTAATGATGAGAAATAATCGCGATGTATATAATCCTATTAGAGAAAATCGTGGTATGAATTATATGAATGGTGGTGGTTCAGGGTCTGGTTATGTGCATCAAGTACCCACCCAAATGTATCCTCCTCAAATGTATAATCAACAAATGTATAATGCGCAAATGTATAATCAGCAAATGTATAATGGGGAGTAATTTATTCTAAAAGAAAAAATAAAAACTTACTTTATTATCATTATTTTTAAATAAATTATCTATTTAAATTAAACATAATGTTAGATATGAAATCATTTAATTCAACTAATTTTAATTTAAATTCATTAGATAATAATAAACTATTAGCAGGAATTTCTATTGTTATGCTTAATATTGGTAGTAGATATTTAGTATTAGATATAAGCGATAGCACTAAAGAATTATTACAATTAAGTATTATTAGAAGAGTAACCTTATTTTGTATTTTTTATTTAGGAACGCGGAGTTTTAAAATGTCTATATTATTAACTGCTGGGTTTATTGTTATAAGTGCCGGTCTTTTTAATGAGAAGTCCATGTTTTGTATTTTACCGAATAAAATTATTAAAAATAAAAAAGAAAAAAAGAAACCAGTTACAATGGAAGAATATAAAAGTGCCCTAGAAGTTGTTAATGATTATAATAATATTTAATTTAAAAATATTTAATTAAAAATATTTAATTAAAAATATTTAATTAAATAACTAAAAAAATATGTAATTATTATAAATAAATGATACCCTTACTTAATTTTGTAGCAATTGTTTTATTAGTATTTGTAACCTCTTATATATTTATTGAGATGTATAATATGAAATTATATTTAGATAATAATGAAACTCAATTACAAAATCTTGTAAGTGATATTAACTATAATAATCATGTTATTAAAAGTAAAATAGATATTCCATTGTAATTAATCAATTTTTTAAATTAATCAATTTTTTATAAAATTATTTAAATAAATATTTAATTAAATAATTAAATGGAAAATGTTATAGAAGATTTAGATAGACTAGATTTTAGTAATCCATTATCTCTGAAAACTATTAGAAATAGAACAAGAGTAAATGGTAAAATGGTTAATAAAAAATTAATGTTGGCAACATTACATACTTTTGAAAGATATAGTAAAGTAACCCCATTAGAAGTTGGTAGTGGTAAGCATAGATTGAATATTTGGAACAGAGTTTAAAAATATATAATATATATTTTACATAAAAATAATTTTTTTAATTTAATAAATTTTTTATTAAATTTCTTGATTGTTCTAGTTGGAGTAAAGCAAGATTACAAAGTTCTTGCTTAATTTGAGTAAGAAAGATTACGAAGTTCTTGCTTAATTCGAGTAAGAAAGATTACGAAGTTCTTGCTTAATTCGAGTAAGCAAGACCACCCATACCCGACATAACACGGAGTACATTGTAATTAACAGCATATACATTGTCAGTAGCAACAAGAGCAAGACCAGTTGTAAGTTGAGCGTTGTCAATTCTGGAGAAATTGCAGGTACCAGAAGGTTGGTGTTCTTCGGGTTTGAGGGCGAAAGAGTAGCAATTGATTTTTTTGGCGAGTTGAGAAGTACGGCAACGACCAGCAGCACGACCAACAATAGCGACTGTTACACTATCTTGAGCAGTTGTTGATACTGTTAATCCGGCCACAATTGCGTCTTGGTCATCTTCTAATTCTAACGATAATGTAACACTATTTGTACCAGCAGTTACACTAGTTACTTGAGCAATTAATTCTTTAAGAGTTTCAATATGACCCCCATCTGTTTCACCTGCATCACGGGCAACAAAAGATATTAAATCTCCAACTTTGGGATAATTTGATGCAGCTGTAGTTGGAATAAAGTTTGTTCCTACTATTAAATTATATACTGTTTTTGTTCCACTAGTTGAACTTACTGAATTATGTAATGTCGCGACCGCGTCACCGGTTGCTGTTCCTGCGTCTCTATAAGCAATTACTATAGGTTGTATCATATTGGGTCTATCGCTCATTGGAATATTTTGTGCAGGAACAGCTGTGTGGTGGTCAAATGGTTGACGAAGTTGGAAGTATTCTTCTTCTTGGGCAGCAAAGCGATCGTGTCCATTGAGAACAAGTTTAGCACTAGTATAATCACTTGCGGAAGTCCATACAAGTTCTTTAACAGGATGATTGAAATTTAATTTTTGTGATGTAGATGCACTAGCACTAGTTTCTTGAACTTGTTCAATAAGATATTCGTGAGATACTTGAGCGAAACGGCGACGTTCATCAGTATCAAGATAGATGTAATCGGCCCAAAGTTTAGCATCTTCTGAACCAGTTCCAGTTGCCCCTAGAGTTAGTTTAACTTTAACTTCGTGATATTGAAGAGCAATTAAAGGAAGTGCGAGACCTGGATTACGGCAAAACCAGAACTGAAGAGGTACTTGTAACATACCTACACCAGAAGCACCGACAGTTCCCACATCACCCATCATTGCTTTAAGTCCAACTGCTTTAGATTCTGGGGTAGATAATTCATTCCAAATTTGCATCCATTCAGCAGTTTGCTTATCAATTCTTTGACCACCAATTTCAACTTCAGCAGTAGCTACAATACCAGAACCATTTGTAGTAGTTGTACCTCCAACAGATGATACATACATTTTACCTACAAGGTCTCCATTTCTGGAAACAGTCGCAGTCACGTTAGCGCCAGCAGTAGTGCTACCATTTAGTGTTTGTTCAACACATTCCATAGCGAAGTTAGTGTGTCTGCGGTAGACAACTTTGAAGAAGGTAATTTGAGGATTACCTGTAAGATAGATATCTTGTGCGCCATAAGCTACGAGTTGCATTAATCCTCCTCCCATTGTTTTATACTATATACTAAGAAAATAATTTAGAATAAATTAAACTCGTTTATTATATTTCTATAATAATTAATAATTATCAGTCATTTTATTTCAGATAATTATTTTTAAAAATTAATTTTATATTTTTTTATAGTAATTTTACATTTACTATAATCTAATTTGAGTAAAGCGAGATTACGAAGTTCTTGATTACTCTAATTTGAGTAAGCAAGACCGCCCATACCCGACATAACACGGAGTACGTTGTAGTTGACAGCGTAGACTTCACACGCAGCACCAGTACCTTGTACTAACTGAGCATTATCAATTCTAGAGAAATTGCATGTTCCAGATGGTTGATGTTCTTCAGGTTTAAGAGCAAAAGAGTATACCCCAATAGAATCTCTTACAATAGTACCACCAAATCCAGTGTGATATTGCCATACTTGAGCACGGGAAAAGAATGTGTGATCTCTTGCGGCAAAACGTTCGTGACCATTTAATTTAAGACCATATGTTCCTGCAAGAGTCACGGGAGTCTCAGTGGTTGCAGTTCTTGTTCCAGTCCATACAAGTTCTTTAACTGGGTGATTAAAATTTAAATCTTTAGATGTATTAGTATCACTGTAAGATTGATGTTGAACTTGTTCAATTAAGTATTCGTGGGATACTTGAGCGAAACGACGACGTTCATCAGTATCAAGGTAAACATAATCAGCCCAAACAGAAACATCTTGTTGAGTGGCGTGTTTTGCTGCAGAAAATGTGAGTTGAAGTTTGACTTCGTGATATTGAAGAGCAATTAGTGGTAGAGCAAGACCTGGATTGCGGCAAAACCAGAATTGTAAAGGAACATAATAAAAACCAGTTACTAGAGTACCTACAGTAACACCGCCAGCACCACTCATACGTTGGAATTTTGTACCATTGTGATCAATTGTATTGGTTGCAGTTACCGCTTCTCCGCCAATACTAGTAACTAACGCTACCTCACCAGTATCATTAGGTTCTGTTAATTGAGCCCAGGTTTCCATCCAGTGTCCATAATGTTTGTCAATTTCTTGACCTCCAATTTCACAAACAACATTATCAAGCATAGTATGTCCTTGATTTTCACACGCAGCCGCAGGAGCACCAGTATTATTAACTTGTAAATATACTTTTCCAACTAAATCACCATTACGTGAAATAGTAACTGTAGATTTTTGTGATGGACCTTGAGAACCATTCATGGTTTGTTCAACAGCTTCCATCGCGAAGTTGGTGTGTCTGCGGTAGACTACTTTGAAGAAAGTAATCT